CCGATGGCTGACCAATGGGAGGTGATTGAGTTTCCTGCAATATTTCCTGATTCAGAAAAACCTCTATGGCCTGAGTTTTGGCCAGAAGAAGAATTACTTAAAGTAAAAGCATCTCTACCTGGCATCAAATGGAACGCTCAGTGGATGCAAAATCCTACATCCGAGGAAGGCTCAATAATTAAACGCGACTGGTGGCAAAGATGGCAAAGCGATAATTTACCTGGTGTGCAATATATCATGCAGTCATACGATACTGCATTTTCAAGAAAAGAAACGGCAGACTTTTCTGCAATATCTACTTGGGGCGTATTTCGTAATGAAGAAAACGGTACGGATTGCATCATACTGTTAGATTGTCAAAGAGGGAGATGGGATTTTCCTGAACTAAAAGAAATCGCTATGCGTGAATACACTTATTGGGAAACCGATATGGTGTTAATAGAAGCCAAAGCATCTGGTACACCATTAACGCAAGAACTGCGAAGAATGGGTATTCCTGTTGTAAACTACAGTCCGACTAGAGGTCATGATAAGCACTCACGTATGCACTCAGTCGCTCCTGTATTTGAAGCTGGTATGGTCTTTGCACCTAAAAGAATGTTTGCTGAAGAGATGATTGAAGAGTGTGCTTCTTTTCCTTTTGGAAAAAACGACGATTTATGTGATACTATGACCCAAGCTATCATGCGATTCCGCGAAGGTGGTTTTTTAAGTTTAGCTTCTGATTATGAAGATGAAGACAGAGGCGTAAGACAAAGGATTTATTACTAATGGCAATAGAACGAATAACACCAGAACCAGTAGAAATGAAAACGGCTCAAGATCCAGAGGAGCAAGAAATTGTCGAAGTTATGGAAGCTATTGAAGAATCCGATATACAAATGCAAGAGGACGGTTCTGCAATACTAGGGCCAGAAGAAGAAATGATGATGACTTCTGAGTTTGGAGAAAATCTTGCCGAAGTCGTCTCTGGTTCAGAATTATCTAAAATATATATTGATCTTATGGCAGCTATTGAATCAGATAGATCAAGTAGAGAAGATTGGGAAAAAACATATACCGATGGATTGAAATACCTTGGTATGAAATTTGATGAAACCCGATCAGAACCATTTGAAGGCGCAAGCGGTGTCACGCACCCATTATTGGGAGAAGCCGTTACTCAATTCCAAGCGCAAGCATACAAAGAATTATTACCTGCTGGTGGCCCTGTAAAAACTCAAGTAGTTGGTGCATACGATTCAGTTGTTGAAGAACAAGCGCAAAGAGTGCGTGAGTTTATGAATTATGAAATCTTGCATGTAATGGAGGAATACGACGAAGATTTGGATCAGATGTTGTTTTATCTACCACTTGCAGGTTCTGCATTTAAAAAAGTTTACTACGATGAGAATTTACAGCGACCAGTTTCAAAATTTGTAGCACCCGAAGACTTAATCGTTCCTTATTACACTACCGATTTAGAGTCTTGCCCTAGAATCAGTCACGTAATTAAGATGCCAGAGAATGATGTACGTAAATTACAAGCAATTGGCTTCTATCGTAAGCTAGAATTACAGCCAGATGATGAAAATCAGAACTATTCTGGCTTGGAAAGTGAAAAAGAGAAGCTAGAAGGTATAGAACCTTCGTATGATACTGGAGAAGTGTGCGTTTTATACGAGGTTCATTGTAATTTAGACCTCGAAGGCTTTGAAGATATGGGTGAAGACGGTGAAGAAACAGGCGTAAAACTGCCATACATCGTCACAATTGACTCAAATACTGAAAATATACTCGCAATTAGGCGTAATTTTAGAGAAGACGACCCGATGCGCAATAAAATAGAGTATTTTGTGCATTTTAAGTTCTTACCAGGACTTGGATTTTACGGATTTGGTCTAACTCACATGATTGGCGGTTTATCTAAGGCTTCTACCTCCATTTTGAGACAATTAATTGATGCAGGAACGCTATCAAACCTACCAGCAGGCTTCAAAACCAGAGGCATACGCATCAGAAATGAAGATGAACCCATACAACCAGGTGAATTTAGGGATGTAGATGCACCAGCAGGATCATTACGAGAAGCAATACAGCCATTACCATTCAAAGAGCCAAGTGGCACACTACTTAACCTATTAGGACTACTCGTTCAATCAGGTCAGAGGTTTGCTTCGATTGCAGAGATAGCAGTAGGAGAAGGTAACTCGCAAGCACCAGTAGGAACAACACTAGCCTTGATGGAAAAGTCCACTAAAGTATTGAGTGCCATACATAAACGTCTACATAACGCGCAAAAGAAAGAATTTGGACTCTTGGCAGACATTTTAGCCGATAGTTTGCCACCAGTTTACCCTTATCAGGTATCTGGCGGTATAAATGAGATAAAACAGTCTGATTTTGACGGCAGAGTAGACATTTTTCCTGTCAGTAACCCTGATATATTCTCTACAAGTCAAAGAATCGTAATGGCTCAAGAAATGATGCAATTAGTGCAAAGTAATCCAGAAATACATGGCCCTGGTGGAGTGTACGAGGCATACAGGAGGATGTATGCAAGTCTTGGCGTAGAAAATATAGATAGCCTATTGTTACCACCTCCTCCTTCTGAGCCTTCGCCAGTTGAGGCAGGTATGGAAAACAGCACACTATTGATGGGTGGTATGGCGCAAGCGTTTCCGCAACAAAACCACGATGCCCATATTGCAGCACATTCAAGTTTGCTCAGCTTGCAACCAGTACAAACAAACGCGCAAGTACAAGCAAATATAATCAGTCACATCATGCAGCACATACAAATGAAAGCAGATATGATTGCCATGCAACAAATGCCACCAGAGGCTAAACAACAGTACGAACAACTGCAAGCGCAAGCGCAACAACTCAGTCCAGTTGAAGCAAGACAATTACAGACTCAAGCAGATAGCATTTTAGCTCAGTTTAGTTCACCTATTATGACTGAGCTTATGATTCAATTCTCAGAACAAATTGGTGTTTCTGGTGAGGAAGATCCGCTTGTTACTATCAGAAAACAAGAACTTGCACTAAAAGGTCAGCAACTAAATCAAGATCAACAACAGTTTGAAGCAAAAGAAAGACTAAGGGCAAACGAACAAGCAAGACAAGATCAGATAGACAGAGAGCGTATTGATACGACTAGAAATATAGCGATTATGAAAGATCAAACCACAAAAGATAGACTTGACCAACAAAAGGAACTAAAATTAATCGACATTGGATTAAAAGAGCTATAAATATGATAAAAAGAACTGAAATAAAAGATCAGAAAACACCAAAAGTATTGGATGGCAAACAATCTTACTCTAACAAAGGTGAGCTTGTTACAAAAAAAGCAGAGTCATTTGATGCAAATACCACGCCAAAGCCAGGTATGGGTAAAGGCAAGGCAAGAGGTATGGGTGCTGCCGAATATGGTGGTAAGTTTTCTGGTGTTTACTAATGGATGAAGCGTTAGCCACACTTTTACTTAAAATTATTGCCGAAAAAAAAACAGACTTAGAAAGTCTAATATTGAATGGCGCAAAAGATTTTGATGAATACAACTATCTACGTGGTCGTTACAATTCTCTCGATGACGTAGAACTTGAAATAAGAGAATTGCAAAAACGAATAGGTGAACACGATGACAGGAGTAGTAATACCTGACCATATCGCAGACGAGATAGAGAGAGAAAGAAGACATAAAGAACCTGGATGGGACGCAAATGGATCGCCAGTAGACGATGCGTTTGTTAAACCAGAAGAAAGGGTGCTAGACCCTTCATTACTAGACAAAACCCTACTAGAACGCATGCCAGAACCTACAGGTTGGCGCATGTTGATTCTTCCATATAGAGGTAAAGCCGTCACCAAAGGCGGTATTGTATTAGCAAAGCAAACTGTTGACAGAGAAGCGTTAGCTACTGTTGTTGCTTACGTACTCAAATGTGGGCCACTTTGTTATGCAGATAAAGATAAATTTGGTGATACCCCTTGGGCAAAAGAGAAACAATGGGTATTAATTGGCAGATATGCAGGTGCTAGGTTCAAACTTGGTGACGATGCAGAGTGCCGTATTATTAACGATGACGAAGTTATCGCAACTATAGACGACCCTGACGATATTGTTAGTGTCTAATTGTAAGGAGACATCATGCAAGATGCAGAAAAAGTAGAAGCTACCGAAGAATCAGTACAAGAGCCTACCGAGGTTGTTGAACTGGATGAAGAGGTAACTGAGAGTAAAGAAACAGAATCCGCACCGATAGAAGACATATCGGCAGAAGAGTCTGCTAAAGATAAAGAAGAAGACGAATTAGAGGATTATTCTAAAAACGTACAAAAAAGAATAGCTACTCTTACAAAAAAAATGAGAGAGCAAGAAAGAGCTGCAAATTCTGCTTATGAGTATGCAAAAAATTTACAAGCAGAAAATGAACAGCTAAGAAAAAGCAGTAGCGAACTCAAGACAAATTATCAAACAGAAGCAGAAAGTAGGCTCAAATCCCAAAGAGCGCAAGCCAACGCTGTTCTTAAATCGGCTTATCAAGATCAAGATTGGGACAAGGTAACTAAGGCGCAAGATATACTTGATAAAATTAATATTGAAGAAAGTAAACTTGCAAATACAAAAATGATACCAGAAACTCAAAACCAAGCTCCTCCAGTACAACCACAAAATATGAATCGACAGCAAATGCAGAAAGCTGTTGATCCTAAAGCGGAAGAGTGGGCAAATAAGAACGAGTGGTTTGGTACGGACAAAGTTATGACAACTGCTGCTTTTACCATACATGACATACTAACAAACGAGGAAGGAATTGACGCAAACAATCCAATGTACTATTCTGAACTTGACAAACGTATTCGCAACGAGTTTCCACATAAATTTGAAGATGATGTAGAAACTACAACGAAGCCGAAAGTGCAACAGACAGTTGCACCAGCAGGTAGAAGTGAAAGCTCTGGTAGAAAGAAACAAGTAAAACTTACCAAGAGTGAAGTAGAAATGGCGAGGCGTTTGAATGTGCCTCTGAAAGAATATGCAAAACATATCAGAAGGTAAATAAATTATGGCAAATAATATGAATACAGATGCGAGAGCATCAAAAAACAACAGAACTCCACGTTCTGCCGAAACTCGAGCTAAAAGTGATGCTCGCAAACCGTGGCGACCCCCATCAATGTTGGAAACGCCACCTGCACCTGAAGGTTACGAATACAGGTGGATAAGAGCCGAAATCGTTGGACAGGAAGATAAGAAAAACGTAAGTTCTAGGCTAAGAGAAGGTTTTGACCTTGTTAGAGCCGAGGAAATAGGTGATTTTGAGATTCCTACGCTTGACGATGGAAAGCATGCAGGTGTTGTATCCGTGGGAGGTTTGTTATTGGCGAAGATTCCAAATGAAACGCGAGAAGAAAGAAACGCCTACTTTCAAGGACGCGCTCAAACGCAACAAGATGCGGTTGACAATGATTTAATGAAAGAATCTGACCCAAGCTCTCCGATTTTAAAACCAGAGAGAAAATCAAGCGTGACTTTTGGCGGTGGCAATAGAAGTTAATTGTCACTATTTTTTTAGCATTGAATAAAGGATATTCATTATGGCAAATAAAGATGCACCTTTCGGGTTTCGCTCAGTAGGTAAGAAAGGTAGCGCACACAACAATTGTGGCGTTACTGAGTATGAAATTGCCTCTGGCGCAACTGGAAATATCTTTTCGGGCGATCCAGTAAAGATGCTGAACACAGGTACTATTCTAGTAGCTGGTGCAGCAACAACTTTATTGGGAATATTCAGAGGATGCAAGTTTACGAATAGTTCAGGCGAGGTTGTATTTTCATCTCACTTTCCTACTCAAACAGCATCTTCGGATATTGTAGCATTTGTTGAAGATGACCCTGATACTCTGTTTGAAGTACAATGTACTGGTTCTTTGGCTCAGACTGCTGTAGGTAACAACGTAGAGTTGGCTTACACTTCTGGTTCAACACAAACTGGTATGTCTGCTGCTGAAATAAGTTCTACTACAGCAGCTACTACTGCTCAGTTTAGAATCGTTGGATTCTCTACTGATCCAGACAACAGCACTACAGGTTCAGCTAACGTAAATGCAATCGTATACATTAATGAGCATTTCTACACCACAGTAACAGGAGTATAAATAATGGCTATTAATCGTTCACAATTAGCAAAAGAACTAGAGCCTGGTTTAAACGCCCTGTTCGGGATGGAATATGCCAGATACGAAGCAGAACATGCTGAGATATTTGATACAGAATCTTCAGATCGAGCATTTGAAGAAGAAGTTCTAATATCTGGTTTCGGTAATGCAGAAGTAAAAGCAGAAGGAACT